CGCGCTTTGCGGCGCGTTCGACATCGACGGCACCTCAGACCCCGACACGCTCATGGGAACCGAGAAGTCCGCCGAGAAGGAGCCGCCAGAGTTCGGCCAGTTCATCGCCAAGTGCAAGAGCTGCGGCACCTCCTACGTCTTCGAGAGCCGCCAGCAGTACGAGCAGTTCAAGGCGAACCCCGGGTGCTGCCCGTCCCCCGCATGGCAGGTCGTGTAGGCCATGCAAGACCTCTACGCCGAGCGCATGCAGCTCTTCGACAGGCTCATGGACGAGCTTCAGGCGCTGCGCAACAGCGGAAGCCAGTACGCCGAGAACGAGGCCGAGTACCGCAAGGCGCTGCGCATCGCGATCCTTGAGGAGAGATCCAAGGGAACGCCCGTGACGGTGATAAGCGACCTCTGCCGAGGCCGGGAGGACATAGCCGAGCTGAAGCAGCGCAGGGACTGCTCTACAAGGCGAGCCAAGAGGCGATAAACGTGTACAAGCTCAAGATCCGAACCGTCGACGAGGACATAAAGCGCACCTGGTCCAACGGGACGGGCGAAGGGAGTTACTAAATGTCGATCAACCGAGTGAACATCAGCGGCAACTTGACCCGCGACCCCGAGCTGCGGGCTACCCAGGGCGGCATGCAGGTTCTGGGCTTCGGTGTGGCCGTCAACGACCGCCGCCGCAACCAGCAAACCGGCGAGTGGGAGGACTACCCGAACTTCGTGGACTGCACGATGTTCGGCAACCGCGCCGAGAGCATGGGCCGCATCCTGCACAAGGGCATGAAGGTGGCCATCGAGGGCAAGCTGCGCTATTCGAGCTGGGACAAGGACGGCCAGCGCCGATCCAAGCTTGAGGTGATCGTGGACGAGATCGAGCTCATGAGCCAGAAGCAGGGCCAGCAAGCGCCGCAGGGATACCAGCAGCAGTACGCGCCGCAGCCCGCCCCGCAGGCGGCGCCCCAGCAGTGGAACGCGCAGCAGGCCTACCAGCAAGCCCCGGCGGCACCGCAGGGCTACCAGCAGGCGCCCGCCCAGTACGCGCCGCAGCCCGCCCCGCAGGTGGCGCCCCAGCAAGCGCCCATGCCGCCCGCTCAGGAAAGCCTGTACGACGGCGACATCCCGTTTTAGGGGCGATGGCGGCATGCAGGTACTGGACTCGCTCATAGACGGGCCGCTTAGGCTGCACAACCGCAGGGAGGGCGACGAGCTTATCGGCATGATCGTCCGGTACCTGCGAACTGGCGAGCAGCCCGAGCCTCGGACGGACGCCCAAGAGGCCGTGCTGTTCGCCGTGCAGCCAGTCATGGAGACCTCGCGCAAGCGCATCGTGGCGGGAGGATCTGGCGGCAAAGCGGCAAGCAAACCCGAGAGCAAACGGGCAAGCGAAACGGGAAGCAAACCGCCAAGCAAAAGCGGAAGCAAAACGCAGAGCAAAGCGGCAAGCAACGATGCAAGCAAACCCGAGAGCAAACGGGCAAGCGAAGAGGAAGAGGAAGAGGAGTTAGGAAAAGGGATTAAGGAGAGAGGGAAAGCGGCGCGTTTCCGCGCCCCCTCTCCCGCCGAGGTCGCCGAATACGCCCAGCAGTTCGCTGCGGACAAGGGCCTCGACCTCACCGCCCTCGACTTCGACCCCGAGCGCTTCGTCGACTTCTACGCCCAGAAGGGCTGGATGGTCGGGCGATCGCACATGAAGGACTGGAAGGCAACGGTGCGCAACTGGCTGCGCACCTCGAAGCCCAGGAACGGCAGCGCGAAGGAGGTGCCAGACGATGGATTTTCGGCCTACGACTGAGTGCCCGCACTGCGGCGCGACTCTCAAGGCCCGCACCACGCGGCTCGCTGGGCGGACGCTGTTCTGCGGCTACGAGCAGTGCGGCTGCGCGGGCGCCGAGGCCGAGCGCGAGAAGGAGCGCCAGGCCGAGGCTGAGGCGGCTCGCAAGGCCATGCTCGACAAGGCCATGCACGACTGGAAGCGGGCGGGCGTGCCCGATCGCTACGTGAGCCTCGACCACCCGTTGGCTGAGGAGATCGCCGAATGCATGAAGCGCGGCCAGTGGGTGTACCTCTGGGGAGACGTCGGAACTCACAAGACCACCTGCGCCGCAGCCGTGGCGAAGCGCCTGGCCGGCGGCAAGCGGTCGGTGCTCATGGCGCCGATGTACCGCATCCTCGACGAGATTCAGCGCAGCTTCCACGACGGCGGCGACCCGCTCAAGCGCTATGCCGAGGTGCGCTACCTGATCGTGGACGACCTGGGCAAGCGCAGGCCGACGGGCTTCGTGCTCGACAGCCTGTTCAGCCTGATCGACCAGCGCTACTCGGCGATGCTGCCCACGCTGGTGACCACGCAGTACAAGCCAAGCGACCTCGTGCGCAGGCTTGCCGAGCAGGGAGACCCCGACACCGCGAAGGCAATAGTGTCGCGGCTGAGAGGCGGCGCGAGGGTCGAGCACTTCGATGGCCCGGACGGGAGGCTGCAATGATCCTCGATGCGGGGGTGCTTCGCGGCTACCCCAAGGAGCGAGCCGAGCTTTACGGCAAGCCTCACCTGGGGGCGCACTACACCCACGGAAAGGCCTACGAGGCGCTTTCGCCACGATGCTGCGTCTGCGGCAGGCGTGCCGGAAGCGTGCACCACGTGGCGCACCGGTCTTGGGGCGAGACGTTCCGCCTGGTCACGCCGTGCGGCGCCTGGGACTTGCGAAGCCCGCTGTTCTGCCTCTGCGGCAGCGGGACGACCGGGTGCCACGACAAGTTCCACGGCGGGGCGCGGCTCAAGGCTGAGTGGCGCTGGCGGCATCCGGTCTACGAGGAGGCCTGGTGGACGGGCCAGCTGTTGCAGGTCTACGAGCCGCACAGCCCTGGCCTCTACGAATACGGATATTGGCTGATCACAGACCGTGACGGCAACGAGATGATACGGGAAGGGATATGACCCATGGAAATCAAGACATGCGAGCAGTACGTGCTCGATCAGCTGGAGCAGGCGCGGGCGGAGCGCGATTGGCTGCGCGGCAAGCTTGAGCAGGCGCAGGACGAGGCAGAGGAGCTGCGCGGCAAGCTCATGGAGCGCGGCGAGCGCGATGCCTCGAAGGTCGAGCAGGC